CCTCAACTGTATCGTCGTTAATAATGCGGAATTCTCTTCCGTGAATTTTAAATCTAGTGCCTGCGTATGCACGCGTTAAAACAAAATCACCTTCTTTACACCATGGGCCCGTAGGAAATCTGACTTCATCTTTGTATGCTAAGTCACCTACTTTTACTACAAACAAAACTACAGTTGAGTGTTCTTCTATAGTTCTAGTTGAATCTGCTTTTACAATGCCGCCTTTATATGTTTCTGCCGCATCAGGAATTGCACAAAGTATCTTGTACCCTTTAGGTTCAGGTAGTTGTAAACCCCGTTCTTCAATTGGTACGTCTTCTGCTTCTACTGCACCTATCGACGGAATAATAATTGGTCGACCGTTTGCATCTACCAAATTTTTATTCATGGTTAGAATTGGTTCACTCATCCGAGTTCTCCATCCTGTCTACGATGTCAGCAATAATGCCTTGTATAGTATCGCAAGCTCGTATATATCCGACAGCAGATTGGTAATGTGCATAATCTTTCGCAGAACCTTCAGCAATTGAACCTAATACTTCTTTGCGTCTTTCAGCTATCTTGTTGATCAATAGCTCTAACGTTGGGTCTATCATTTACTACTCCTTTGGTTGTTGTTTATTCATTTGTGCTAATTCTTTTTGATGTTGCATGTCTTGTTGTTTCTGAACTGATTGCATGCCAAGTTCAACTCCTTTAGCTTTTTGATCTGATTGTAATTTTTCTTTATCAAAAGTAGTCTTGGCTCCAATTTTTACTCCCTCAATACGTTCTTGAGAATCCATTTTAGCTTTTTCAAGTTGTAACCTAGCTTTGTCTATTTCAATATCAGCCATTGTTTTTTGTGCTTTGATTTGAACTTCTTGTTGTTTAATTTGAAGTTCTTGTTGTTGCATTTGAACAATTGGATCTTGCGCTTGTTGTTGCGCTTGTTGTTGAGCAGCTTCACCTTGATTCTTTTGTAAAAGTTGTTGAGCCGCTTGAGCCATAAGTTTAGATATTTCAAACTCAGCATTCGGTGGTAGTTCTTGATCTGGTTCAGGTAATGCAGCACCAAGTTGAGCTTCAATTTCTTTTCTATATTGATATCCAATATGCTCATTAATATGTGCTAGTGCAGCTGCTTGGATTAACGGCGCTTGAGGATTTTGATTTACAAGCTGAGCAATCTTAGGATCTTGCATAGCTGCCATGTGCACTTTAATATGTGCTTCATGATCTTGGTAGATAAACGCTTTAACAGGTTTACCATTAAGTATCGCCATATTTTCTGCTACAGGATCTTTCGGTTTCTGGTCATCCGCTGTTGGAATAAGTTTGCCCACATTCTTAACCCCTAATACTTCTAACATCTGTTTATTAAGTTCCGGTAAGTCATAAATCTGTGGATTAGCTTGCGCCATCTGCATAACTGCTTGATACTGAACAACTTTCTGTGACATCGTTGCAGCATTAGGATCTGATACAGGAATCACATCGCAATTATCATAGTCAGCTTGTTTAGCGCGACGATCACCTATTTCAGGATCGTATGAATATTCTTCTGGTGTGTAATCACGAATGATGCCTTTAAGTAATTTAAACTCTTGTTTCATTGCGTAGTAAATACGAGCTTGTACAGCTGACATTACTTTGAGAGTTCTTTCTAATATAGCAAGGGTTGTGCCCACGGGAGAGTTAGCACTCATGTCAGACACTTTCATATCTGCAGCTGAAGCAAAACGTCGTCCTTCTTCAATAATCTGATTCATCAATTGGTTAAGAACTTGTGAAGGCTCTTTATACGGTAACATTAAAATGTTGTCACGTATGGCACCTGATGGAACATCGACATCACGGAATTCACCTGGAGCAATTGGTGTGTCGTCGCCTTTAATACGTAAGCCTCTTGACTTAAGACCACCTGGTAAGTTTGATAGGGTACCTGCGTCAACAAGTTGACGTAAGATCATAGTACCTGATTTGGCGAAAGCACCTATCAAATGGATTAAACCGAAGCAATAAAAACCAAAGCCTGGTATGTAGCCGTAATGAACAAAGTGTTGACGTTTTAATTGTTTCTTGTCATCTGGGTTCCAGTTACGACGGATTGCTAAAATAGTGCCAGCGCCTTTTTCAACAGTAACTACATAAGGTAATGCAATACCATCTTCACTATCCCCATTATCTAAATCTAATAATACGTGCATTTCAAGAATCTTATATCGATCATCTTCTGACGGATTAAATCCTAGTTTTTCTGCAATCTTTTTCTCAGCTTCATCTGCTTCTGCATAAGGATCACCAAGATCAATATCTCGGTAGAACCCCGCAACTTGTAATTTATGTAATTCGTTTTTTGTCTTACGCATGACGTGTGTGACACGTTCTGCTGTTTCTAAATTAGATGCACCGTATGGAACTACGATATCCTCTGCAGGAACATACATAGATACTTGGCGTTCTAAGTTTGGATCATAGTAGACTTTTTTAAACGCATTACCGGCTAGTCCTAATCCCCATAGCATTCGTTCATGCTCAGGTCTGTACTCAGGCATCATGTCCGTAAGTTGATAGTTCATGTCGTCACGAACTCGTTCTGCTGCTTCTTCTTTTTCTTTTGTTTGTTTGCCAACAATTACAGTTTTAACTGGGCCTGCGGCAGGGAATGTTTCCATCATAGTTTCAGCTTGGAACTTCACAAGCGCTTCTGTCATTAAAGGATGATAGACATTGCAAGCACCGGGCCACGGTTCTGTTCTGTCTTCGACTTTAAGACCTAGTAACTCTAAACCATCTACATAAGTCGTTAGCCAATCTTTTCTTGATGCAATATCGGTATCGTATTCGCCAAGCAAATCACCTGACAATTCAGTCAACTGACCTTCGTCCATGTCTTCTGCTAAGTTATCATTAAACTCATCGTCGTTTTCTTTACCAGGTTGTATTGTAATTTCCATGCTACCGTCATCTAACGTAACACTTTCTGGATTTTCAATTTCAATACTTAATGCGTTTGTTTCTGGATTTTGTGGATCTTGATCTAATCCCATCGGAGCTTGGTATACACTTTTATCTACATTAATTGCCATAATTTATCCTTAAACTAAATACAACTTATTCTTTGACGATTTGAATCCTACAATATCTTCCGGCTCATCACTTGGTAGTCTAATAAACCCACCTTGTCTAAATCTCATTAATGCTAACGTTGTTGAGTCAACTAAGTCATCATTTGCTCCACTTGGGAAATCGTTGCACTCTTCTATAACCTCATGTGCCCATCTTCTGTCGGGAGCCCACACTATACCACTTCTAAACAAATCTGACACGGCATTAACTCGACTTATTTTGTCTTGTCCTTTACCTGGTGTAAACTCACCGACGGGAATGCCCATCCGTCTAAACTCTTGATAGAGTGCTGCACCGTTAGACTTCTTTTCTACCAAGAATGCATCGGGTTCCCATTCTTTATACTCTTCTAAACAAAGTTCTTTTAACTCTGGGAACTCTAGTCGTTGCTTAATACTATTTAATAGTATTATATTATAGTTATTGACTTCTTCGTTAAAAAAGACACCCCATACTGTCAACGCATTATAGTCAGCACGGTTGTTTGCTTCTTGAGCCGCGTCTAGACTCATAATTGTAAATTCACATTCAGGCGGATCTTCTTCTTCCCATATCTTCCACCACTCTCTTTTAATTAAAGCCCCTTCTTCTGACACCGGGTTTTGCAAGTATTGCGCATTCCAGTACCGAACATCTAGCGCCGCTTTCTTCGCTAAGAGTTCTTTCAGTGGCCAGAAGTCAGGCCAAAGGGACTCTTCTTCGCCTTGTTTATTATGTATGATCGCTGGAAACTCTACTACTTCCCACTCGTCTACACCTTCTTGTTTTATCATCTGGTTAACAATCTCACCAGTCAGGTCTAACTTAGACCACCGAGTCATGACTACAATAATCGCACCACCCGGCATAAGACGTTGAAGAGGGCCAGACTGAAACCACTCCCAAGCAGGCTTAAATACATCAGCCCTTCCAAGTTTTGCATCTTGCTCGGAGTGTGGATCATCAATGATAAAAAGATCAGCGCCGCGACCAGCGAGGGCACCACCAACACCAATTGCGAAGTATTCACCATTAAAGTTTGTTCCCCATCGTGATGCTGATTTACTGTCTGCCTGTAGTTCTACTTGTGGAAAAATATCTTTATACGCATCTGAGCCCACAAGGTTACGGACACGACGACCAAAATTAACTGCAAGATCAGCTGTATGAGATGCCATAATAACTTTTTTGTGTGGGTACTTACCCAGAAACCACGCTGGGGCAAGGTAAGATATAAGTTCTGACTTACCATGTCGTGGTGCGATATTAACGATAACCCTTTTCTTAACGCCGTTAGCAATGTCTTCAAATATTTGTGCAAGTTTTCTATGGTGATCTCCTATCATGTAACCTGGGTATACATGTTGTATAAAATCTAAAAAAGTTTCTTTGCCCGATTTCTCGACAACCTTGCTCGTATATAGTTTAAGAAGTCTTTGTAGTCTAACTTTTTGCGGACCTTCTGCAAACTGGATTAAACTTTGTAACTCCCCAATTTCTTTACTTGTTATCTTCGGTTTCGTCTCTGACATCTTCTACAATTTCTGCATCTATAATATCTTGTTTTGGTTTTAACAATGCTTTTGCCTTCAATTCTTTTAACATGGAGAGCAATTCGGTCTCAACTTCTTCCATCGTCTCCATTTTATGCGTAACTTCTGTCTTCTTCTTAAATGCATCTATGCCGTCGACTTCACCAATAGATCTTAACGCTGTAATTTGTTCTTTTATATTACTATCTTCATGGTGCACAATCTCTACCAACTTGTTTACCACGAACAACTTCAAATCAGCTAGGTCTTTTACAATCAGGTGGTTGTAAGTTCCAACTAATCCACCTAAGTAAGCCACGGTTTCATTCGCGTATAGTCCATATTCTTGTTTCATACCTGGGTTTTCTACCATTTTGCGTGCTAAATCCTCTGCATCTTTGATATTTTTTGCATTTGGCACAATTTCTTCCCCCATAATGTCACTTACTTCTTTAATTGTTTGCGCACGAAGCATAACTTCGTCTTCCGAGTTCATACTTGGTAGGGCTTCCCTAGCATTCTTGGGTATAGGTATGTTTTCTTCGATAAAAGGCACAATAACAATGTCATTATTGGGTTTATCTTGTTGATTCTGTTGGATATTTTTGTCTTGCATGTGTCGCTGATTACACCTTTTGAAATTAATTGCAGCTTTATTGCCGATTGTAACATAGTTTTTATAAAAACAAGGTAAAATGGGGTTTTAGGGAGAAAGTTATGAAGGATTTTCTTACTTTTGTTATTGTAGGCCTTATTTTGTGGTTCTTTTCTATATGGGTTAGCCAAATT